AGTAATTTCTGCTGATTCTAAAAGTTGATAATATGCTTTTACAAAGTCTAAGAATAATGGGTGATCTTCAAGTACAAAATCTGGTACTTGTGAATTTAGAAGATTAGATATTTTATCTTTAAAGTCGGCCATTTCATTTAATAACTACTAGTCGTGGTATATCCAATACCAGCGTTTGCTGAGCCTCCAACTAATGTATCAGCCTCTACTGTGACCGAACTATTTGCAACATCTATTTCTAATATTTGATTTCGTATTGGAACTAAATCGTTTGAATTTGGTTTTACTGTTACTTCAATAACTGTTGAAGCTGCACCTCTTATATTTTCTATGTTTGAAACATTTAAGGAATTTACTTCAACTAAACCTGTTAAGTAATTAATTGTGCCTTGTGTACTATTAGCATATGACCTTACAGAACCATCCATTCTATATCTTCTTACATTACCTTGGCCATCATCATCTAAAAACCAAACGTTTGTGGAATCACCATCTATTTTAAATCCTGTTGAAGATAATATGCCACCTTCAGCAGAAGCGTGACCACTATGAGGATTATATAATGCATTTGCAAAGTTAATTGTATATTTTGTAGAACTGCCAATTGTTGGTACAAAAGATTTTCTTAAACGTACTGTAGTTATATTTGATAAAATACTTTCATCTGTATCATCAATTAGACCTGTAAGTTTTGAATGTCTAAAGATTGTATCAAACTTTTGTAATGTGTTTGAATTGTAATTCGTAATAGTTGTTATTATATCAGATTTAATTGTGTCTGCTACTTTTGTTGTTGATTTTTCATCAAACTTAACTGTTGAAGTTAATAAAACATTTGTAATTTCTGGATCAATAATAACTGGTGTAACTGAAGCAACAGAATATTTTTTTAAGTCTGTTACTATTCTTGCCTTTGTTGACTCAGTAAGATTAGAGCCACTTGTTGGTAAAATAGAAATATAAACTCTACCATAAAAAGGTGTTTCAGCATTTTCACCACCCCAAGCAGAAACTGCTTGTGTGTTGGCATATAACTGTTTAACTTTTGTTTTATAATCCTCTACTGTTACTGCTCTATCTTGTGAAGAATAAAAATTAGATGCGTTTTGTTTTATACTTTGTAATGTTTCTGGATCAGCACCACCTTGTGCTGATGAATTTACTGTAACGGTAATGTCTGTAAATCCTGAAATAGAACCAGTAAGATTAAATGTAGTAGCACCATTTGCTTCTGTTTTGTTTGTTACAACATAACTTATGTTTACAATGTTACCATCATCTAACTTTTTACCAATAACACCATCACCAAAATATATTTCATATTGACCATCTTCAGCTTCTTGTAAAAAGAAAACTTTTGATGTGCCATCTAATTCTGTAATTGAAGTTGCTTTAGTATAAGTGTTTTGTGTTACATCTGAAACACTATTTTGTATTACTACTTTAATTGTTGATGTGTCTGCTCTGTCACTTGGAATTAAAAATCTTTGATCTATGTCTTGTACGTCATATGTGTAATTATAACTTACATATGTTCCTTCATAAACATTTAAACTTGCAGCTGTATATACACCGTCAACTGGTTGAACTGTTTTATCAGCAATAGAAACAAACGTGTAAGTAAGACCATCTATTGTTGTTGTAAATTTTGTACCTGCTGGAATTGTAATAGTAGAACCTGTACCATCGTTAATCACTAATTTTAAATCAGCGACAGGTGCTTTGGCTGAGTTAGGAGTATAACCAACTAATTTAGCTAATGACGCAACGCTTGTTCTTAACTGTGCTGTATCCATAAACATCTCATTGGCAACAAAGTTAGCATTGTATGACAAGTAGTGAGTGTTGTATGCTAATAGGTCTAATAAAATTGAAAGAGAACTTCCTTCAAAATCATAATCTTTAAATTCATTTTGATTGGATAAAAATGTTCGTAGAGATGATTTTATATTTGCAAAATCTAATTCTGATATGTCTAGTCTGTGTGAACTCATATTACCTTACTTTTTGTAAAAATGTTGATACGGTTACAGGCTCTTCAGCACCTGTTACCAAAAAAGATACCATAATATTTACACCATTATTTTCAATATCTTCTTTTATCACAATATCTTCCACTGATACACGTGGTTCATATTTTTCAATTGCTGTTGAAATCCTATCTTTCATTAAAACTAAAATAGGATCAGTTATATTTTCAAATAAGAAACCTCTTAAATTACATCCAAAGTCTGAATTAAAAGGTCTTTCGTATTTGTTTGTTAAAATTATATTTTTAACAGCTCTTTTAATTGCCTGTATATCAAAAACTTTTGCAACATCCTTTGTAGCTGGATTTTTAGTAAAACTCAAATTTAAATCACTATAGATTCTATTTGATCTTTTACTTTTATTAGTTGTTGTTGCATCATAGTTTGAGTAGGCCATAACAATATTTATATGTATTATCTACCGTTTACTAAAACGTTTAAGGATCCTTTAAGCATTGCACCATCATCAGCACTATCTCCTTCACGTCCCCAAGGTATACCCCCAATTAACACATTTAGTGAACCTTGTTTTAGTGTTGATTTATGATTAATACATAGAGGTGGTGTACCAATTAAGTGTGACACGGTAGGTGTGCCTCTTACAGCACCATATATACCGTTTGCCTTAACTGTTCTTACTAATGATAATGCTAAAGTGGTTATTGCGGCACAACCGTGACCTGTTGTAAGTTTATCTCCCTCTCTTACGGCCATTTTACCCTTTTCCTTGACCGTTATAGTGTTTCCAACTACGTTTTTTAGATTTATTCATTGATCCAAACTTTACACTTCTTTTTTTCTTACTTTGTGAAGTTTTTTTGTAAGATTTTTCCCTTGCAACAAAGGTTTTACTCATTTTTGCCATTATCTACCTATTTTTTTCTTTCTACCAAGTGGTAATTGTATAGAAGACACGATTTTTTTGCCTTTTTTACTAATATACTCGTATCCAATCAACTGATTCTTAAATTTTTCTTGGATTGACTTAACAGCCTTCTTAAAACTTGTATCTTCTTTCTTTTCTTCTTGTCCTGATTCGTTCCAGAACAGAAATTCACGCATTTTTGCCATAATTTCCTCAATTTTTAGTTAATTTTCTACTATTTATAACGGTTTTTGTTCTACTTTTGTTCTATATACGCCAGAATGCCGACAAGCTACGGAAGAATCGGACAAATATTCCATTTTTTTGTTGATTTTTACATAAAAATACGGTATATTAATAGTATATGAAAAACAAAAACACAAATATGAATATGGCAATTGTTAGAAACGTTGCATATAGACAAATCAATAAAATAAACAAAAACATAAAAGAAATTATTGAAGTTGATAATACTCTTTTAGATATGATTGATATTAATATGAAAAATGCAATTAATAAAATCATTAACAACTACAAAGTATACCAACAAACTGGTGTATTAAAAATTAAATAGAAAGGACACAATGAAAGACAAAATATCAATGATAAGTTTTATGATTTTTGTATTCAGTATGTTTTTTGCTGCTGGTGCCATTGAAGAAAATCAATTTTTTATGGGTGCCATGTTAGTATTAACTGGAATACTTACTGGAACATTAACTGCTGTATTACAAAAATAATGAATAATAAACAATTAAAAACTGCAATTAAAAAACTTGAAAAAAGACTTGCTTATGGAAACAAATTACTTAAAACAAAATCTTTATTTCAAGTAATACAAATAATGAAAACTAAAAAGGACAAATAACACTATGATAAAAGTATCACAAAAATGTAAAACACTTGAAGAAGGCATTAAGTTTATGATGGCTGGTGCCAAAGCTGACTATGTTGCAATGTCAACTAGTTATGGTAAAAAAGAACTAACTGGTTATTCATTAGAACAAACTAGTTTATGGGATAAAAAAACAAAAATATCACAAGGTAAAAAGTACATTAAAGTTGTACAAGATACTGGCGTTTTTTGTTTTATCGTAAAAGAAGATTTTAAACATTTTAAAAAAGGTGATATACTAAAGGCCGCTGGTTATAATAAACCTGCTTTAAACTCACCAAGAGGAAATGTATTAACAGGTAACTATCCAATTCAATGGACTGGTCCTTTATATTTAAAATAACTAATAGGGAGTAATATTATGACAAATGAACAATTAAGAAATGAAATTATTGAAGTTGCAAAGAAAGTTGGTGCTACGGATGTTAACGTAGTTTGTGGTACTTTGTTTTGTAAATTTAACAATAGTATTGCCCATACAATGTCTGATAATCTTAAAACTGTTTTACAAAAGTTTTTTGACAAACGTAAACCATATGATACGTTAGTTAAAATGTCAGGTGCATTGCCTGATAATGAATATGCTTATGACTTTATGCCTGTGGTAGATTTTAGATTAAACGAATACGGAATTTAGAGTTACCCTTTAAGGGTTATTTTTCCTCACCGAGAGTTTTCCTTTTGTTTTTGTTAATTATCTCTCGGTGAGGTTTTTATTTTATTTTACTTGTGTAATTGCTTCTTGTGGATTAGCCAAAGGCACTAAACCTAAATCAGTTAAGTAACCTCTATTACTAATTGCTCTTTTTGAAGTAAACTCTTTAATATATTCATCAATACCAGGTATGACACCTTTGTGTTGATTTTTTACATAAAAGAATAATGGTCGACTTATTGGATACGAACCATCTTGTATGGATTGTTTTGATATTGATTTACCATTGATTGAAGCTGCTCTTAATTTGTCTTTGTTTGCGTCATAGTAAGAATATCCTAATATACCAAAGTTATTAGGTTCACCTACAATCTTGTTAATAATCAAAGTATCGTTTTCACCTGCTTCTATAGCAGCACCATCTTCTCTTAATAACGTACAATCTTTTTTGTTTGCTTCTTTAATTTCTTTAGGACATCCTTTTGACATCACTAAACTATTAAACGCATCCCTTGTACCTGAAGTTGGTGGTGGAACGAGTACCTGAATTTTAATATCTGGTAAACTTGAATCTATATCAGACCATTTTTTAGGTAAAGAACCTTTTGCTGATAAGGCCTGCCATAGTTGTTCTTGTGTAAAGTTTATAGGTTCATTTTTAAGTGAACGAATAATTGCAATACCATCTAAACCCACAATCACTTGTGAAATATCGGTAACACCATTTTCAAAACACATCTTTTTTTCTTTTGGTTTTATGGCACGTGAAGCGTTTGTCATATCAGGTGTATTTACACCAATACCTTTACAAAACAATTTCATACCACCACCTGTACCAGTCGATTCAATCACAGGTGTTTTAATACCCTTTTTACCTACTTTTTCTGCTACGACTGTTGAAAATGGAAATACGGTTGAAGAACCAACAATTGATATTTGATCCCTTGCATATGATATAGTTGTCATCAAACTCATTATAAAAACTAATAATAATTTTCTCATTTAGGTTTCCTATGTTTTACTTTAGAGATACGAGCAATAATATGCTCAATAGTATTTAACAATAGGAAACCGACTGTAACAAAAGTTTAATATGGATAAGGCGATACAACTAAAGTAAAAAATAACAATAGTAATACTATTGCAGCTGTAAAATAGTAATTCATATTTACTACCTCGTTTTTAATAAGTGTTTTAGTTTTTCGTACCAATAGATACCACCTTCTCGTAGGTTTTCATTGGCCGTTCTTAATTTTTCTAATCGTTTGGTTAAGTCTTTTAACGATTTTTTATCTAACGTCTTTTTACGTTCAACTAACTTTTCTAATTTACTTATAACATTATCTATACTAACACAAGTATGATTAGGTATTTTAGGTGCCTTTTTTCTTAAAGACGTAAGTGTAATCTTCTTAGGCTGTTTAGGCATAAGTGTAAGTCCTCTTGTGGGTTTCTACAATGTTCGGAAGTAAAAAAAATATAAGATTATATACAGTATTATTTATATAAAATCCGCACAAGTTATCACTCAAGTTACTCGAAGTTTTGCGAAAAATTTTTTGCGTTTATATAGAAAACGACTCACCACAGCCACAACTAGACTTACTATTTGGATTCGTAATTA